CAAAAGACGGGATAACAGCACTTGGCAATAAATTGACGATTGTTGGCGCAGTTAACGTACCAAAACCAAGAGGTGACCCAATCCCTGTATTTGGCGCAGGTGTAAATTGAGTGACGTTGACATCGTCATACACTGCCGGGTTGTATTCCATCAGCGTCAACGATGCGGTGATTTGTCCGTCATCGCCAAATGTTTCAACCACTTGACTGATACGGAACAATTTTGCGACCCAACCATAGTTGGAATTCGTGATGGTCACGATGTCACCGGCTTCAAGTTGTATGCCGCTGAAATTGACGTCAACTTTGACCTGTAAATCCTCCCGTGCGCCCTCCAAAAATCTATTGGCAAGGTATTGCGCGCGAACACTATTGTTCACCAAAGGCAAACTGATAGTTTGCTTGTTGACGGGTTCATTGGGATACAACAATGAAGGATTGATAACAGCAAGATCAAAAGTGGCTGAATTGAATGTGTCTTTTGCCGTACCATCCGCAAACTTTACTTCAGCTATGTTGTAGCTGCTTGCAAGATCAATTGGTGTAATTTGAATAGCAGACACCATGTTGCTGTCATTGATGTCCATTGCAACCGTATATGCAGGTGACTGAACAATGACACCCCATTGACCAGTAATTTCATTAAACTTAATCAAGCAGTCGCAGCATGAAGCCATCGTCTGCATGTTAGTCATAATTGTGTTGTTGGTGTCTAAAGGTCCGTCAAATCTGAACCGAGTTTGAGTTGCAGTGCCTCCGGTGTATGTTGTGTAAGTCATTGCTTGATCGCAATAACTATTTAGGGCAGTCAATGAAGATGAATTGATTTGCGAAGAATCTAATGCCGCGCCATAGCGCGTTGATGTCAAATAATCAAGAAAACAATCGCCGGGTTTGTATCGACTGTTTGTCACTTGAAATCTTGTTTGTTGAATTCCTGTCAAATTTGCAGATTGACTATAAGTAATTTGCACAATAGCAAATGCACAATTACTCATTAGCTTGGTGTTATCCCATGTATAAACCAAACCAGAAGTTTGCATAATTTGAACTGCGGTCAAATTAGTATTTGCTCCGTTGTTTGATCCATTTCTGAACAAATAAATGTTCAATTTGCCATTTACTGTTGTATCAGTAACACCTGTGGACTCATCAAGCAAACCAGTAACTTTGTATTGATCTGTCGGATCAAAAACGCAACGCTTGCCGCCCCAATAAACATTTCCAAACGTAATCGTGTCAGGTGATCCACCAGTTTCGGTATTGGTAACTTCACACAAAGACAATACATAGAAAATTTGCTGATTGTTGCTAGTAATGCTCAAATCAGTAATGATGCCGCCAACATACGCTGACCCATACACAACGGGCAGCTTGTTATCTCCAGCAGGTGGCAATTGCTGGTTGTTTCCGGGGTTGGGCGTTGAATCGTTATAGTTTGGAGGTTGTGCGCCAAAGGCTTTGCTAATAATGGACGATGCCACCATGTTGATGGCAAATGCCGTTGCATAAGCACTAAAGCCCCATGTGGCAACAGCACCAAAAATTTGAGTTGCAATAAGTGAACCCGGCATTTACATCACCCAAAATTCTTCAAGTTTTTGAAAGCCATACCGTCCATAATTTAGGTCAGGACTGTTGACCATTTTGCTGATAAAAAAGTTGGTCACGCGACCATCTTCTTTCAGCTTGACCGCTTCATCAAGATACCGCGCCAGCAATCTGTATCCAGTGGTGCCTCCTCGATGTTCAGGCTTGACGTAATATGCAAACTCAGTCAATAAAAAATGTTTTGGCGACCAAATGCTTGGCATGATGCCAGCAATCAAAACACCAACAACTTTGTTTTCCACCTCCGCAACAAGCACAAGACCTTTTCCAGCCATTAATTCGCTCAACATTTGCGTGACATATTCAGCGTCATCCGCATCTTTGAGAAAACCATAAGGCATGTTTGCTCGATACTCGCGTAACAGATCGAGTATGACTGGCAAGTCAAATGGTGAAGTGTTACGAATTTGCGGGCGCATCTTTTCCAAAAGCGTAGTTAATTGTTTCAATAAAGCTGACACGATTCATTGATGTATCGCCGCTGTTGAAAAATTGCCAAGAATTATTATTAGTGTAACGTCCAGCAATTCTGTTTTGAAGTATGAGCTGAATTGATGATGCCGCCACAGTTATGGTTCCAACCATCATTCTGACTTCTTCCATCCATTGTTCTGAAATAGCAAATGATGTGATGATGCCGTCAAAAAACTGATACAAACCACCAGAACCGCCCGTTGTTATGAGTGCGCCGTCAGTATCAAAAAATCCGTGCCACATCTGAATTGCACTACCTTTGACATTTTGACCAAGCACCCAGCCAAGCATACTTGTATCAATACCAACAAGAGTAACAGTCGTTTCATTTGCGGTGCTTTTAATGTCTCTTTGCACATTGCCAACTTTAATCAAAGTGCCAACTGCGCTGAAAGGATTAGCATCAACCGCAGAAACAGTGATGTTGTTTGGTGCAGTAGTAAATCTGTATGTGGTGGAATTGTTATTTATCCGGATAAAGTCTGCTATCCGAATATTATTAGTTCCATCAACTGGCGCAATAACGTTCATAAGACCTGCTCAAATGCTTTGAATGTTCCATTCCAATTGATATACGAATCATTGGTCATGGGCACCAAGGTGTAAGTTGGATATTCACGAAGTATGACAGGGAAAGTAATTCCTGTATAGTTTGTTCCACCCATGCTGACAGTTGTTCCAAATTCGCCAGCAACGCAAGCAACCGTTGATCCAAGAGTTGCTATCAAGTTACGATGAACAGGCACATTGACGGTTGTTCCAGAACCTCTCAAAACGTCTGCCGTGACAATGTAAGAATACAACCCAACCTGAACAAAATCGCCAATTTTGAACAAATAAGATCCTGAACTGATAGACGGCAAAGAACCCAAAACCAAGGTTTTATTGGCGCTCGATGTTTGCCATTGACATGCAGCAATCTGAACGCTGGTCATGTCTCCCTGGTATTTCACATAGTTCAGCCATCCGGTAGACCCAAAATTGAGATATTGGGTCAAAGATTTGTCAGGAATCCGCAAGCTATTTAGAGTTCCGCGATTTTGCGAATACAGCAAATAGTTCATGGGCTTCATGTCAAAAGCAAACGGTACAACGGTCAGAATTTCTGAAGTTGTAATTTTCTGGTTGCGGCTGACGGTCTGACCAACAAAACGCTGATCGTTGATTCCAACAGCCTCACAAATGGAAAGAATGGTTTGTAGGCTCATTTCACTTGCTCACTGGTAGAGAACGCTGTGCGCTTTGATTTGCCGCCCACACAGCCTGTTTGTTGCGACTCAGGAACTGAATTCCAGACTGAGTGTCAATTGCGCTCATATTCTGGATAAATGGACCGTTGTAATTGATGGTTTGACCACCGCCCATGCCAGCCAAGGCATTTGTGGGGATAATTGTTCCAGCACTTCTAGGAACAAACATTTCTGGACCCATTTCACCAACAAGATATGGTGAATTTGAATCCACAGGACCGCCAAAGGCTCTTGCGTAGCCACCTATTTCAGCGGCGTCAGCCATAGACACGGCTCCAGAAGCCCCAGAGCTAGAAAATCCAGCAAATGAACTTGTAATAACATTAGATACAGAACCACCAAAAAGCTTGGTAGCCTGAGCTTTCATTTGTATTGCAATGATGTCTTGAATAACGCTACGAGCAAAATCTCGGAAATTCAATTTTCCGGTCTTAACAAAATTCTCAATGGCGCTTCCCATATTGCTGAAAACGCTATCGTAAATTTCTCTCATGCGCCGAGCATGATCTTGCAATTCCACCATTTTTTCTTGAAGTGCAGCTTGATCACGAAGACGGCGCTCGAACTCATCTTTGTTACCAATATCATCGCGCTTACGCATGTCAGAAATCTGTTTTTCAAGATCAAGCTTCATTGTGGCAAGCTTAACTTCTTTGTCCGTCATGCCAAGCATTGATTGTTGAAGCTGTTCTTTTTGGATATCCAATTTCAAAATAGCTTCTGTTTCTTCATATTGTTTTCTTAATGCTTTGTTAGGAGCATCAAGAGCTGCCAAGGCGTTTGCGGCTTCTTCTCTAAAAGCTTGCAATTCCTGCTCATAAGCAGAAATTCTTGCGCCTTCGATTTCTCTGATTTTTTGATCTGCTTCTTTTTGCAATTTAATTCGTTGCAAATCAAAAATCTTTTGACGTTTTTCAGCAAAGACATAATTTTCTTCTCGATTAGCTTTTTCCATTTCAAGCGCATCAAGAGAAAATTGACGATTAAGTTCAAATTTAATCTTTCCAGTTTCTGTTGCACCTTGAATATCTGTGTAATACAAATTTTCAAGATTCGCTTTTTTCATTTCATAATCAAGCTGTTCTTGTTTTTGCAAACCGCCAGCTTTAGACCAAGCATCAATTTTTTGTTGATCTTCTCTTGCCTTTTTTGATCTCTCTTCATCATCAGAAATTTGCTTTTCTAAAGCTTCAATCTCAGCTTGTTTTTTGGCAATTTCTGCATCAAATAGCTGAGTGTTAAAACCACCTTTTGCTCTTTGAGATGCCGTGCTTAGTAAAGCATCAAGTTCAATGCGTAACTTTTTAAGAGCAACTTTAGGATCTTCTTTTCTTCCAATGCCAAGAATTGTGTCCCAAGCTTTGCTTGCAGCTTTAGTAATTGCATCCCAAGATTTCTCAAGAATTCCTAATTCTCTTTTTTGACCCTCAAGATTTTTATTTAGAGTTTCAGTTACAAGATTAATAGCGTCATATTTTTTACCAACTTTTTCCAGGGCTTCAATTTGTTGATATTGAGCCAATGTCAAAAAATGATAACGATCATTTAATTTTTTAGCAGAAGATGCCGAACCGTCAAAAGCAGGGATAAGTTTTGCCGCAACATCTTTTGCAGATTCACCAGAAACTTTGGCTACATTCAAAATTGCTCTTGCAACACCATCTACGTTTTGAGCAGTAAATTGACCAGATGAAACTAACGCCATCAAAGCGTCTTTGGCGTCACCAACACTGACAGAAAGATCTTCGCTAATTGATCTTGAAAGAGATGTAAATTGCCCTTGAGTAATTCCGGCAAATTTACCAGTCAAAATCAAAGCATCTCTTAGCTTTGAAGATTCATCAGCACCTTTATAAGCAGCAAGAGCAAGAGTTCCAAAAATAGTTACCAAACCAGTAACACCAGCAGTTACCGGAGTAATCAATGTCCCTAATGCTCGGAACATTCCACTAAAACCGCCCATTGAATCTTTGAGCTGACCACCCTGCTGCAACATGGCAATCAATGCGTTTTGACCGCTTGCAATCTGAGTAATAAAGTCAGTTGTTTGATACGTCAATTGCATTTGCTGCTGGGCAGTCAACGCGCCAGTAGCAAGAGATTTTTTCTCAGCAATAACTTTGGCATCATAAGCGCGGGCTTGTTCAAGAAGACGATCTTTCATCTCCTTGGTCGCATTCATAAATCGACCTTGAGAAACCTCTCTTTGAATCTGCTCAACTTTTGTCAGCGTTTTGCCGTAATCATCAGTTGCATTTTTTAACGCAGTAAATTCGCCGGCGGCTGCATTTGTATCGCGCTTAATTTCTCTTTTCAGTTTTGAGGTAGCTGCAATTGCTTTATCTACTTCCGCAGCAAATACAGCCGTGTCCAATCCAAGGACAACGCCTAATCGAGCAATGTTACTTGAAGCCATTATTTTTTCCTCATTCGACTAAGCTTGGCGGCATATTCAGGAATGAAGCGCCCCAATTCTTCACCAAGAATTCCAACAACTTGTTCAGCGTTTGTATCCAAAGCTGGGCGCAAAAATGGATGCGCTGGAGTCCTGGCATTTCCAAACTCTTGAGACAATGAAACTGAACTTTTTTTAGCCGAAACAACAGCTATTGCAGCATCAGTATCATTGACGTAATCTGACATTTTGTCGCGCTCTGTCGGAACCCTGGCATCCAATCTTATGGTGTATTTCAAATGAATGCCATCGGTATTTTTTTCATCAAATGGAGCGTAACTTGTTGCATCTTGCAACACAGGAAACATGGCTCTTTCTGCCGCCTTGGCTAAAGTTCTCCTGGCAACAATATCAGCTCTCATGCCTTGAGCAAGATCCATGAGCTGTTTTTCAAGCTCATCAAATCCCTGCATGGTGGCAAGAGAGCGATTGTTGGGAACGTAATCAGCCATTGAGAACTTTCATGAATTTTTCGGACCCAGGGGCAGACATCATGAACATTTTTAGGCGATTTTGAGTTTCTTCTCTTTGCTGCTCTTCAGTCAAAGGAGGAATCAAATACTCAAATGTGGAAGGCAAAACATCTTGGATCTTATATGGATTAGATCCTTGTTTTAGCTTGGAATTCAGATTGCCCGTAGTAAGCGCAGACAAAGCCAAAAGAATGGCTCTGGGACCGATTGCGCCGTCATTGAGCATAATCTGAATGTTTTGCATATCATCGGCTGGTATGTCATCCGGACACCCGCCATGAGCGTAGACGTATGCTCTAGCTTGTTGGCGAATGTCCGTTAAGAGTTTTTTCGTTGGTCCTTGAATCCAGGTTGAATGGCTTCTGAAATCTTTCCGATCATTTCCACTTGAACGCTAAATGGGAATTCATCTTCAATTTCTTGGTAAGTCAAACCTTCCAAGGTGCCAGACTCAGGCACAAGCAAACTGAAAAGCTCCACAATTCTTCGTTCAATTTTGATGGCAGATTCGGCGAGATCTCGGCTTGATTTGCCATCAACAATCACATCATCATCAGTGATTTCAATGCCATCAATTTTCTCAGCATCTCGAAATGCGGAGGTCATTTTTTGATACCGCGATTCGATTTCTTCTTTGGGTGCGTTTTCAATTCGAAGGTTCATTTCTTCCATTTCCTTGGTCAAAGGAATACGGACTTTGAACAAATGACCACCCAACTCAAATGTTTTGACGCGCAAAGCGCCAGTATTGCCAAAGGCAGAAGCCAATCTTGTCATGTTTACCTCAACGGTTTGTCTTGATAATTTTCTGGTAAATACACTCATTCAAATCGACAGCATAAGCCACGACTTGTTCAGGTGTCATTGTGTTGGCATGATTTTTAGCAATATCATGAGCCAAAGCAATTGCAGTAATGCGCTGTTGAGTAAACCCAAACCAATTTTTTGACGAATTGGATTGGGTTACCAGAAAGCTCAACAGGTCATCGGTATTTTGTATTGTCGTGTGCTGCATGATTAAGTGTTGTTAGACCAGCCGTAGCTGTTGCCACCGATGGGGTGCAGCGTGAAAGTGAATTTGCCTTCAGCATTGGTGTTCATGTCCCAAGACATGCCGCCAACGCGAGCATTGAAAGCATAAGCCACAGTGTTGGTGCCGTCATACACAGCCACAACATAGGTACGAATAATCGTGCCGTTGTAACCGTCAGCACGGATCAGCAACTGAGCCGGATCAGCCGGGTTCCAGGGACACACGATGGTCATCGAGGTCACTTGGTTTTGAGTGGTGATCTTGGCACCAGTACGAGCGCCAGCCACAGCATAAGCGGCAAATGCGTCATCAGCACCAAACGGAGGAATCGTTTCCACCGGGATTTGAAGACCAGTGGTGCTGGTACCTGTACCACCAGCAGAAGTGCCAATAATGTTAGCGACTTGACCAGTCCAAGTTGCCAATTGAGTATCGGTCAGGGGGGTCGGCGATGCTTCATCTTGACACCACAGCGTTGCGCTGTAACCCGGCATGATTTTGTTAATAAGAGCCATTTTGAGCTTCCTTTAAAAAGAGTTGAAAAATTGTCTTATGCTGGGATGTACAAGGTGCAATCCAAAAAGATTTGCGCCGTTTTTTCTGTGTTATCGTAGCTGTTGTAAAGCCAAAAAACATCAGCTTTACTGATATTAAAACCATAGGTTTCGCCACCAAACAACCCCGAATAACCGTGAAGCGATTGTAGTATTTGATTGGAAATTGTGAAACCATCTTCAATCTGTTGAGTGAAAATGGAAATCTGAAATGTTGGGGTATCAATACCCTTATTATTCTGGTCCTGCCCCGTATAAACGGGCTGGTGAACGTTTCTTAACATCCAAACAATAAATTTGTCCTGCCCAGGCACATAGTTGCGGTTAAAAGCAGCAAACACAGGCACAGGCGAAACAATGCTTTGCAATTGCGCCTGAATTGCTTGTCCATATTGAACGACATTGTTTTGTGTTGCCATTACACCGCCGTGACCGGATCGCTCCGATAGCAAAGGAACATGACCGTCATACGATTATTCGCTTCACGAACATCGGTAATACGCCAATCATGACCACGATAAGTTATTGAATACAGATCCTGGCGGTCCACAATCTGCTTTGTATTTGGGGTGTAATTAAGCGTGAAATTGACCAAATCTTGATACAAGCGATATTTGTCAGAAATCTTGACGTTGTTGGCAACATCAGACACTTTGGCTCGAGTATCAAACCACTTGGTTTGCGTTGTGCTTTGTTCGCCAAAGCCATTTTTCGCAAACGTCAAGTTGTTGATTGTGATTGGTTCAAATCTTACGATGCCCATTACATCACCAAAGGCTTGTACGGACGAAGCAACATTTCAATTCCGTAAGGAATTTTGTGTTGAATAGGGTTTGTTGCCGCATCTCGATTGTTGTACAAATGAGTCAACAACAATAATCCGGCTTGTTGAATAACAGGATAAGAAGCCAACACGTTAGCAACAGTTGAGTACACAATGACAATTGGAGCAGTCATTGTCGTGTTGATATCTGTTGGCAAACTTTGAACGATCACTTTATTCCCGCTTGGATCGTACATGTATTCCGTATTTGAAATGGCAATCAAAACCGGAGGAACATCATTATTCCAATATGAAACTGAAGTGATGTTAATTGAGGCATTTAATGGATTTGTGTTTTGGCTAACTTCCGGCAAATCAAAACATGCCGGAGCGCTTACCAAAGATTCGGGTCCGTAATAGACGCGATATGTCGTGGCAAAAATAGACAGTCCAAGAAAATCCTCAATAGCCATTCGCACCGCCAATTCAAGCGATGACAAATATGCATCCTGGCTCTCATCATCAATGAGGTTCAGTTGCTGAGTAATTTGTTCCAGGGTAAGCCAAGCAGTAGAGACATCCCGCGAAATCTGTTCAAACTTTGAATAGTTGAACGGATTGCGGGTTTGCGCTCCAAAAGGCAACCCGGTTTGAGACTGATCTACAGCCATGCAACCTCCTGTTAGGCTGCGCTCATACGAACGCCAGCAAACACATCACGAACGGTACTGACAACGCGCTTTTCAGCATACATGGTCAAGAAACCGGGAGCTGTTTGCTCAAAGCCTTGAATGGTGAAATTTTCAGTGTCACCGATTGTCAGGAATCGATCCCAATTTGCCAAATACAGAGGGAAAGCAGAAGTCAGATACGGATTCGGAATAACCGGGAAACCATAAATGTGACCAATTGCCGCACCATCTTTGTCACCAATTTCTAGGAACAAAGGCAAGCCCTGGCTATCTTTTAGTTCACGCAAAGACAGAATCATGTCGGGGCTAATATGCCAAGCAGTCCCAGGCAAAGACCAATATTGGGAAGGCAACGCTTTTGCAACGTCAACAACTTTGTTATACGTCACAGCAGAACCGCCAAGAGAAACCGTGGCAATCGTATGAACGCCATTGGTAATTGCAGTACCGGAAGTGCCAAAAGCGCTTGCCGCGCCGCTTGCATAAGTAGCCAAACCACGCAAACCGCTGGTCGCGCCAGTGGATGTGGTAGTAGATCCTGATTGATCATTGTTTGCCGCCATTGAAGCGCCCTCAAGCTGGGCAAATTCCAGCATAAGATCTTCAACCAATTCGGCTTGCAATCCATTGACATCAGAAAGGACAGCAGTACGAACGGGCAATTGAGCAGTCAACACACGAACAGGCAATTGCCAAATTGAAGTGTCAATATTTGGAGAACCACTATTAGGGGTAAATGTGTAACCCCAAGGATTCGTAGAGTTTGCAGCATTACCAGTCTTTGCAACAAACTGTGCATCAGAACCGGAAACAACAATTTGACGCGACCCCATGCGGAAGGGGTTGGCATAACGAAGCGCAGCAAATGCCTCATCAAAAATAACATTACCACCGACGCCCGAGCCAGAACCAGTGATGCCAGAGGCTTCGCGCAGATCGATAGTTTGGCTTTTGCCTTCGGTAAGCGACTTTTTGATTCCGTCAAGAATTTTTTCGGTGATGGTCATAGCAATATCCAAAAAAGAGTTGGCGAAAAGAGGGGACCGAAGTCCCCTCATCTGCATCAGGTTGCAGTGCCAGTCGAACGATAGCGAACGCCAGCATTCGGATCACGAACGCTGGTTGCCAGACGCTTCTCGCCGTAGAACGTGATGTAACCGGGCAACGTCTGATCGTAGCGGCGCATCACCATGTTCAAACGGTCGATGATGGTGTGGAAACGGCTCCAGTCAGCAAAATAAGCCGGATACAGGCTGGTGGTGCCAGCAGAACCAGTCGTTGCTTGAGAAGGAGCGTCAACGTAGCTGTTGACAACCACATCAAAGCCCAACAGTTGACCAACGATGCCATCAACGCTCAGACCTTCAACGCGATTGAAGATAGGAGCGCCATTGTCATCGACCAAGCCACGAACTTGCGACAGGAACACGTTGTTCACCATCCAGCGGGCATTGGGGGTCCAATATTGCTGCGGCAGAGCATAGACCATGTTCACCAAGTCTTTGTAGGTCACATTGGATGCGCCCACAGTGTTGCCGTTGGTGGTCAATTGGTCATAGGTAGCCAAAGAATGCAGACCGCTGGTAGAACCAGTGCCAGAAGAACCGAATGCTGCGGCAGAAGTCGTACCACCCGTGTAGGTAGCGTTTGCACCGCCGTATTGGTCCAAACCACGCAAACCATCAGCGCCACCAGTGGTAACGGTAGAACCGCTGCCAGTCTGGTCATCGTTGACGATCATCGAGCGGGCTTCCTGCTGAGCGAATTCTGCCAGCATGTCATCCACTACGTTGGCTTCCAAGCCATCGATGTCATCCAGAGCCGCAGTACGGATCGGGAATTGCACGTTGATGTCTTTCAGCACGATTTGCCAAATGCTGGTGTTTTCAGTCGTGGGCGTACCGTTGTTTTGAATGGCATAGCCCCACTGAGCGCCAGCATTGCCCGTTTTGACACGGAACTGATAGCTGGAACCATCGGTGGCAACAGTGCGAGACACGCCGCGCAAGGGGTTAGCCAAACGCAGAGCAACAAACACCGGATCGTATGCGGTACGACCACCTTTGCCATCGCCACCAGCGGTCAGTGCAGAAGCTTCACGCAGATATGCATCGTACTGAGATTCATCAGCAAAAATCTTCAGTTCTTTTTCCAACTGACTGCCACCTTTGTAGTAGCCAGACAGTTGCTCACGCACAGCACGGTTCACATCTTGGCGAACAGTTTTTGCAGGAGCGCGAATGATTTCAGGAGCTTGCAAAGTGCTGATCTTGGCTTCAAGAGCAACAACTTTTTCAGCAATTTCGCCAGTGGCGGCTTCGACTTGAGCTTTGACAGCCTCAGTCACTTCAGCAATTTTGGCAGCGTTAGCTTCCGCAATTGCGTCCAGTTTTTCAGTAACTTCTTTGAGCATGATTAACCTTTCAGGCGGTTAGATAGATATTGGACCAACTCACGTTGCTCAAGCAACTTGAGAAGATCTTCGGCGGTTGCCTCCGCTCCAGAATCACTCTGAATCGGCGCAGGTTCAAGCGGCTCTTTCACAGCATCACGCTGCTCAATGACTTGCTTGAATACAGAAGCGGCGGCAACCGCATTCTGTTTGGATAGTCCTGCATCACGCAGGGCTGCTTCCAATACTTTCAAGTCAGTCGTTCCGTCATCACGGAAAAACTCCAACTTTTTAATTTCGGCTTGGGGGTTATTAGGATGCATAACGACTGATGTTTCACGCAAACCACCTTTGGTGATTTGGAAATATCCATCGTCCCAGTAATCTCCTGACCCGGCGGGATAAGGAGTGCCATCTTCTTTGACCCATTGGAATTCTTCGGCATAAGCCCCCACAGAAACGCCACCAAACATGTTGGGAGATTCTGTCATGATCTGATAAAGATCGGAACCAACCGTGGTGTTCATGTACAAACGACCAGTTGCCGTCATGCCTTCATCATCAAACTCAAATGCCGTCCATTCACCAACAGGCATTTGATCCGAGTTGTGATTGACATACATCGGCAAAGGACGCCCAGATTTGCTGAATTCTTCAGCCCAATCCATAAATCCTTCTGGTTTATAA